ATGTTCGTTCAAGGGATTAATTGACACTTATGGGATACCTGTATTCGATACTCCAGAAAAACCCATTAAAGGTATAGATGGGAATTATATAGAATATGGCGTTATTGAGCATTGGCAAAATGAAGTTGATGGTTTAAAGCAAGATCAAGATGGTTTGAATGAATACTATCGCCAATTTCCAAGAACAGAGCAGCATGCATTTAGAGATGAGACAAAACAATCTTTGTTTAATCTTACAAAAATATACGAACAAATAGATTACAATGATGATCTAAGAAATTCGCAAGTCATAACACAAGGTAGTTTTCAATGGGAGAACGGTATACAAGATTCAAATGTTGTGTTTTACCCAAACAAAGACGGCAGGTTCTTAATATCATGGGTTCCACCTAAACATCTTCAAAACCGTGTAATAATAAAGGATGGGCTTAAATACCCAGGCAATGAACACTTAGGCGCATTCGGATGTGATAGTTACGATATATCCGGAACAGTTGATGTAAGAGGATCTAATGGCTCTCTTCATGGGTTAACTAAGTTTTCAATGGAAGATGTTCCGCCAAATCATTTCTTTTTAGAATATATAGCTAGGCCTCAAACTTCTGAAATATTTTTTGAAGAGGTCTTAATGGCTCTAGTGTTTTATGGTATGCCGATATTAGCAGAGAACAACAAAGCTAGACTATTATATTATTTAAAGAGAAGAGGTTATAGACATTTCTCAATGAATAGGCCGGACAAAGTTTGGAACAATTTATCACCAACAGAAAAAGAAATTGGCGGTATACCTTCGGCTGGACAAGATATAATACAAGCTCACGCATCAGCTATTGAAACATATATAGAAGATTATGTTGGCTACAAAGAAAACGGATATGGCAATATGTATTTTCAAAAAACATTGAACGATTGGTCTAGATTTAATATAAATAATAGAACAAAGCATGATGCAACCATAAGTTCTGGGTTTGCTATAATGGCATGTAACAGACATTTATATTCTCCGTCAACGCCGTATAAAAAAGAAAAAGTAGAATTAAATTTCAAAAAATATAATAACCAAGGTTATAGTTCACAAATAATATAATAGATGATTTATACTAACACGAATAGCTCTTTCCCAAGTCAGGTGGTACCGGACGAAGAAAAACAAACATTAGACTATGGCTATGCAGTAGGTATGGCGATAGAAGGTGAGTGGTTCAGAGGTAATAGAACTAGTCTTGGAAATGACAGATGGAGTACCAACTGGCAAACATTCCATAACCTTAGATTATACGCTAGAGGTGAACAAAGCATACAGAAATACAAAGACGAATTATCTATTAATGGTGATTTATCTTATTTGAATTTAGATTGGAAACCAATACCAATTATACCAAAGTTTGTGGACATAGTTGTTAATGGCATGTCTAATAAATTATTTAAAATAAAAACATTTGCACAAGATCCACAATCAGTAGCACAGAAGACTAACTATACTGCTGCATTATTAAGGGATATGAATGCAAAAGATTTGCTGAATGATATTCAAGAAAAGTTAGGTGCAAACTTATACAGCACACCAAACCCAGATTCATTGCCGGCAGATAATGAAGAATTAGAAATACATTTACAATTAAATTACAAACAAGCTGTTGAAATTGCAGAAGAAGAAGTCATTAATTATGTTTTGAATAAAAACAAATATGACAACATTGCAAAGAGACTTAATTATGATTTAACTGTATTAGGTATTGCATGCGCAAAAACAAACTGGAATGGTTCTAATGGTATTACAATTGATTATGTAGACCCCGCTAATTTAGTTTATTCATATACTGAAGATCCTAACTTTGATGATATGTACTATGTTGGGGAGGTTAAGTCTGTTAGTTTAGAAGAACTAAAGAAAGAGTTTCCTGCTTTAACTGATGAAGAATTAAAGGAAATAGAAAAGTTTCCCGGAACAAATGATTATAGTCGTACTTATACAAACCAGAATTACGACACAACTACAATACAAGTTTTATACTTTGAATACAAAACATATTCAAATCAAGTATTTAAAATAAAACAAACAGAACAAGGATTAGAAAAAGCATTAGTTAAGTCAGACGGATTTAATCCGCCGGCTAATGATAACTTTAATGTGGTATCAAGAAGTATTGAAGTTCTTTATTCAGGAGCAAAAATACTTGGCCATAAAAGAATGCTTAGATGGGAACTATCTCAGAACATGACAAGACCATTAGCTGACACTACTAAAGTAGATATGAACTACGCTATTTGCGCACCGCGTCTTTATAAAGGAAGAATTGAGTCTATAGTAAGTAGAATTACCTCTTTTGCAGATATGATCCAAATAACGCATTTAAAACTACAACAGGTACTTGCTAGAATGGTTCCTGACGGAGTATTCGTAGATGTTGATGGTTTAGCCGAAGTTGATTTAGGCAATGGTACAAATTACAATCCAGCGGAAGCATTAAATATGTATTTTCAAACTGGTAGTATTGTTGGTAGATCAATGACGCAAGATGGATCGGGTAATCCAGGAAAAGTGCCAATTCAAGAATTACAAACATCGTCAGGTAACGCTAAGATTTCATCGTTAATAAATACATATCAGTATTACTTACAAATGATTCGTGATGTAACCGGGCTTAATGAAGCAAGAGATGGCTCTATGCCAGATTCCAATTCATTAGTAGGTTTACAAAAAATGGCCGCTGCAAATTCTAATGTTGCGACCAGACACGTACTAGATGCCAGTTTATATTTAACATTAAGAATATGTGAAAACATATCTAAAAGAGTTGGTGATTCATTAAAATTCCCATTAACTGCAAATGCTTTAGTACAAAGTATATCAGTGTCAAATGTTAGAACATTAGAAGAATTACAAAATCTAGATATTCATGACTTTGGTATATTCTTGGAATTAGAACCAGACGAAGAAGAGAAAGCGCAATTAGAACAAAACATACAAGTTGCTTTGCAGTCAGGTGGAATTGATCTTGAAGACGCTATTGATCTAAGAGAAATTAATAATCTTAAACTTGCTAATCAATCTTTGAAATATAAGAGAAGAAAAAAACAAGAAAGAGATCAAGCAAACCAACAAGCCAATATACAAGCGCAAGCGCAGGCAAATTCTCAGACAACAGAAGCAGCCGCATTAGCTGAGGTGCAAAAACAACAAGCTTTAGCCCAAACTGAAATTCAAAAGATGCAAGCAAAGAATCAATTTGAAATTCAAAGAATGGAGCATGAGGCGCAGCTTAAAAAGTTGTTAATGGCGGAAGAGTTTAAATATCAAATGCAATTAGCTCAGGTTAATGCTCAAGCTCAACAATCAAAACTTAATACTATTGAGGACCGTAAAGACAATAGATTAAAAACAACAGCAACACAACAATCTGAATTAATAGATCAAAGACAAAACAAAACAATGCCAAAAGATTTTGAATCCGCCGGTTTTGATAATATGAGTGGTTTTGATTTAGCTCAGTTTGAACCAAAATAAATTTTACCAATCAATTTTATAATATTATATCATGTCAGAAGAAATTAAAACAGAGGGGGAATTCAAAATAAAGAAACAAACCCCTAAAAAATTAAACAAAGTTGATCAGGTTACAAAGGTTACAATTAGTGACTCAGAGCCTGCAGCAGTAGTTGAACCAGAAGTAACAAAAGTATTTATTACTAACGAAACAGAAACAACAGATGCCATTCAAGAGCAAAACACAAATGAAAGCCTGTTGGGCAGCGAAGGATCCAAAGTGGGATTGCAAGAAGTGGTCCAAGGAAACGAAGAATCTAAAATCGTTACCGGTCAAGAAGAAGAAGTAATTGTAATAAATGAAATTACCGAAGAAGAAATTCAACAAGAGACTGCTAGTTTAACACAAGAAGCAAATGATGCAATAAGAGCATCTGAGTATTCTGGAAAACCATTACCTGAGAATATAGAGAAGCTTATTTCTTTTATGGAAGAAACAGGTGGTGATATTAATGATTATGTTAGATTAAACGCTGACTACTCAAATGTAAATAACGAAACCTTATTAAAGGAATATTATAAAAAAACACGTCCACATTTAGATAATGAAGAGATTGAATTCCTTATGGAAGACAACTTTGAATATGACGAAGAGTTGGATGAAGAGCGAGACATCCGTAAAAAGAAACTCGCTTTCAAAGAAGAGGTTGCAAAAGCAAGAACCTTTTTAGATGGACTTAAAAGTAAATATTACGAGGAAATCAAGTTGAGACCTGGTATTACACAAGACCAACAAAAAGCAAATGACTTTTTTAACCGTTACAAAGAAGAGCAACAAATGGTGGAGTTGCAGCACTCAAAATTTAAAGACGACACTAAAAACTTATTCAACCAAGATTTCAAAGGTTTTGATTTTAATTTGGGAGATAAAAGTTTTAGATATGGCGTTGCTAATAAAGATGCTGTGGCAGACAAACAATCAAATATAACTAACCTAGTTAAGAAGTTCTTAAATGATAAGGGAGATGTTGTAGATTTGAAAGGGTATCATAAAGCCATGTATGCCGCTGATAATGTTGACACAATTGCAAAACATTTTTATGAGCAGGGTAAAGCCGACGCAATAAAAGAAGTTGTTGCAAAATCTAATAACATTTCGACTGAACCTAGACAAACTAGTTCGGGAGAATTATTTGTTAACGGAATGCGTGTTAAAGCAGTCAACGGTGTTGATACTTCAAAATTAAGAATACAACAAAGAAAATTTTAACATTAAATTAAAAATCGATGGCAGCAGTAGCAGTATCACCAGTATTTGGTTCAATTATACCAAGTCAAGTACAACAAACCCTTAATTCAAACTATTTGACGTTTGACGCGAGTTCTGGAGGGGGAACATTCGCAAAACAATATTTACCAGAAATCTATGAGCAAGAAGTAGAAAGATACGGTAATAGAACATTGTCAGGATTCTTACGTATGGTAGGAGCTGAAATGCCTATGCAATCTGACCAAGTTATTTGGTCTGAACAAAACAGATTACACATTGCTTATGATGCTTGTGCATTAACAGCAACAGCAAACACATTTTCATTCAAAACTGGAGCTGATGCGACACCTGCAAATAGCGTTACAAACGTTTTGTCTAAAAATCAAACAGTTGTAATTATTCATCCAACAAGTGGTAAAGAAGTAAAAGCAATCATTACAGCAATCACTAGCACAGCTACATTGACTACTGTAACAGTTGCTCCTTACTTAGGGACTTCTTTATCTACATTACTTGGGTATTCAACTACAGGCGCTTTTATTTTGAAAGTATTCGTATATGGCTCTGAGTATGCAAAAGGGTCTACTTTGACTGGAGATTCTTATTTGAGCATTGCTCCTTCATTTACTCAGTACTCTAATTCTCCTATTATCATCCGTAACAAATATTCTGTTAATGGATCTGATATGTCTCAAATTGGATGGGTTGAAGTAGCTACAGAAGCTGGAGCAAATGGCTTCCTTTGGTATCTTAAAGCAGAATCTGAAACAAGATTACGTTTTGAAGACTACCTAGAAATGTCAGTAGTTGAAGGCGAATTAGGAACCACAGCGGCTATTGCAGCTGGAGCCTCAAAAGGAACAGAAGGTCTTTTCGCTGCAGTTAAGTCAAGAGGTAATACTGTAGTCGCTTTCCCTAGCGTATCTGCTGATGCTCTTGGAACTTTTGATAACATCTTGAAAAACTTAGATACTCAAGGAGCTATTGAAGAAAACATGCTTTTCCTTAACCGTGCAACTTCATTAGAAATTGACGATATGTTAGGTGGACTTTCTACTGGTACTCAAGGCGGTGTAGCTTATGGTTTATTTGAAAACTCTGAGCAAATGTCTCTTAACTTAGGATTTACAGGTTTCCGTAGAGGATCTTATGATTTCTACAAAACTGACTGGAAATACCTAAATGATGCGTCTACTAGAGGTGGATTATCTGGCGGTGGAAATATTGATGGTATTTTAATACCAGCTGGTACTTCTACAGTATATGATCAGCAACTAGGAACTAACATCCGTCGTCCATTCTTACACGTACGTTACAGAGCTAACCAAGCTGATGACCGTAAGATGAAAACTTGGGTATTAGGTTCTGCTGGAGGAGCTTATACATCTGATCTTGATGCAATGGAGGTACACTTCTTGTCTGAAAGATGTTTATGTGTACAAGGAGCAAACAATTTTGTATTGTTTACTGCAGTATAGTAATAAATAAATGTAAATTTACCCCTGTTGTAATAACGGGGGTAATATTTACTCAACAAAATAACAATAACAATTATATCATATTATGTCAGCAAAACAAACAACACCCATTGCAGAAGCGTGGGAAATAAAAGATAGAACGTATATATTATCAACGGGTTATAGCCCATTAACATATACTATCCAATCAAAACATTCAGCAAGATATCCATTTTTATGGTTTGATGAATCAGTTAAAGAACAAAGAGAATTAAGATATGCAACAAATCATAACTCCCCATTTAAAGACGAACAAAAAGGGGAAGTTACATTAGAGCATATTGTATTCAACGAAGGAATT